GAAATCGGAACAAACGATAGAGCAATTAATTTTAATCTTCCTGGTGTTCTTACAGTTTCTGCTAAAAACTCAACATCTCCTGGACCAATCCTACCTGAAAATAACACACCTGCAACCGATGTTCAAGTTGGGTCATTGTCAAATATAGAAACAGCTAATCTGATTACTGATATTATTGGTGACTTTACAAATGTTTTAATTAATAGTACAAATTATAATACCGTACCACCTGCACTACAACCAATGTCAGGTACTGCCGATCCAGTAACATTAGCAACACCAATTAATCAGGCGTTTGCACTTCAAGCATTTGAAATGGGAACGATTAACGAATTTATCAACATTAACCCAGGTACAAATTATACCAATGATGCGTTTGCAATCATTCGAGATTACACAACAAATATCTTTGATAGGTTTGAACAGATTATTTCTTTTACTACATTTGGTTCAGGGTTTTCAGTCGGTGATACAATTACACAAGCAGTTTCAGGTGTGAGCGGAATTATTACTGGTATTAATTCTCAAAAGTCATATCTTAATGTGAGAGCATATTCGTATTACGGTTTTGATAGCACAAATGTTATTACTCATAAAGGTAACACCTATACGCCACTTGTAGTATACCGCGATTATGATTCAGAAAAAGCTGGTGAAAACGCCGACATGGAAACTGAAACATTTTTCACAAGAGGTAGAATTACCGCGGTTGATGTTTATAATTCAGGCCTTGGATATGTTGATAATGAGTCTGTCTTTATCACAGATGATGACGGCGTTATTCAAGCAAAAGGTACAGCATCAGCAAGAACTCAAGGTACAACATCAGGTTTCTGGGCTGAAAAGAATTCACACTTAAATGGTTATGAACAAAATCAAGCAGGTACTTTAAAATACTTTGACTCATCAATGCGTTTGCAAGATTCAGATTATTACCAAGAATATTCATATGAGATCCAATCTGTTGTATCAAGGGAAACATATGAAGAACCACTAAGAAACACTGTCCATCTTGCCGGGACAAAAATGTTTGATAAGTTTTCATGGCAAAAAGAATTTAGTGCAGTGGTAACACACCGCTTTGGGTTTAACATTACTGAAGATTATATACCAGGTGGTGATCCTGTTGTTGGCCCAGGTCAAATTGTTGGGGATCAAAGCATTCGAGTTGATACCGCGGTACTAACAGCAGACAATGGTGTAATAACAGTTGACATAGTTAACGGATAAATAGCATAAAGCTATAGGAGATAGAGATGGTCAAGCAAATTATCGGCGTCGGCGCAAGCGCCAATGACGGAACAGGTGATATTTTAAGGACCGCGTTCCAAAAAACTAATAGCAACTTTACTGAGTTATATGATGGACTGGATGATATTGTTGTCCCAACATCATTAACAGGGTTGGGTATTACTGACGGAACAAACGGCCAAGTATTAACAACAAACGGTGGTGCAAATTTCACGTTCCAAACATTGGGACTTTTGAGTTTAGGTATTACCGACGGAACAGCAAACCAAGTACTTTCCACGGATGGAAACGGAACATTTACATTCGTTAACCAAACAGGTGGTGGCGGTTCAACTTATACTGACTCTGATGCAATTGCCGCGGTCGTTGGTGCTGATTTGGATATGGGCGGGAACAAAGTATTATTTGGTAACGTCTATGATGCGGTAAATGATTTACCAAATGCAAGTTCATACCACGGTATGTTTGCTCACGTACACGGTACAGGCGCAGCATACTATGCTCATGCCGGTGCGTGGGTTGAACTCGCAAATGCTGAAGATCTTGGGGGTGGCGGTAGTTCACTACAAACAAGAACAACAAAAGCTGCAACGGCATCATCACTTGCAGATGAAGCAACAGCAAATTTAACTATAAGTGGATTTAAAGGCTATGCATTATACTCAATTGAAACATCTCACGCGGCATGGGTTAGATTATATATCGACACGACTGCGCGTTCATCAGATTCAACTAGAACTATCAATACCGATCCTGCACCAGATGCTGGGGTTATTGCCGAGGTAATTACAACCTCGGGACAGAAAGTAGATTTTGGCCCTGCAGTTATTGGTTATTGTTCAACAGGTACAGATATCTATGCCACGGTTACAAACAAATCAGGTGGTACTGAAAATGTCGCAGTTACATTAACTGTTCTTCAATTGGAGAGTTAAGAATATGAAAGAGTGGATTATCACGCTTCATAATAAAGAAGACCTTGAAGATTTCTATAATGATATGGAAACGCCAGGAGGTAAACTTTATATTCCTGGGCGCGCTGTTGAGTGTTCTGATAAAAGGCCAATTAGTCGGAACACGCATTATATGCTTGAAGATGATGAAGTTGATTTGATCCGACAAGATCCAAGAGTTTGGGATCTCGACTTAAAAGAATTGATTGACTTTACAACAAAACCAGCATATAAAATTACTAACGGTGATTTTGCCAAGGACTGGAATACTGATAGTGGTGACACTAACTGGGGTTTGCTACGGCACGTTGAAGAATTGAATAGAAGCAATTGGGGTGATCCTGGGACAAGCCTTATAGTTGATGATGTAGAAATTACTTCCTCAGGTAAAAATGTTGATGTTGTAATTGTAGACGGTCATATTGATCCTGCGCATCCAGAGTTTGCTCAGACAAATACCGTTTCAGATTATGTTGACACGTCTTTAGCAAATAATAGTTCAAATGGTGCAGTATTTGATAGACAAATAACAGCTCGTGGTTTAAAGATGGTTGTTGCGGGCGCAGTTGGAGGTCAAACCGCAGTACCTGATATGTGGGCAGAAAAAACTGCCAAAATGGTAACATTGTTAATTGATCCAACATATCCTCTTATTAATGTAGACCATCAAATCAATTTAATTAAAACATTACAAGGC